GATTTAAATGGTCATGAAGTATTATTTGTAGATACGAATTCTCAATCAGCAGAATATCGTAATTTTTGTAATATGGCTGCGCCGTGGTTTCTTCAATATCATCCAAACTTTAAGTTTGTTCGTAAAGAATATACTTGTTGGGATACTGGTGCATATGTTCATGGCTATCGTAATTTTGAAGCAGAGAAATATATTTTTCTGCAGGATTCACTTTACATAACGAATCCTAACTTTATAATTGAAATGGATAAGATGTTGGATGAAGTTGATGTCGTTCCGATATTCAACTTTACCTATGGTTATGATAATGACCAACAAAAAAGTTGGTGTGAAGATGGCATGCCTGTAACAAGTTTGCCATCAGAAGGCATTTTCGGTCCTGTTTTTGGTGCTAGGAAATCTGCGTTGGATAAAATTCCAGCCGAATGGTTTCGTGAGCCTAACACCAAGAATCAGGGTTGCGCAATGGAGAGGCGATGGTCTCTAATGTTTCACTTGACTGGCGCAACCAAGAAGACACTAGTGCATGTTGCTCCTGATCGTTGGTACGATTTTTGGGGTGGCAAGCATGATGACTTCAAGCGACAAATCCAAAAGATTTGGGTGCATAGACCGTAGCGGATATCCTTCCGCGTTCTGCAATAATGGAGGAAACAACATGAATGCAGTAGAAATATTAGATAAAATAGAAAACTATTTTGATCGTAATCATAATTTGTTACTAAGATTTGGCGGTTTATTTTGTTTAGTGTTCTTCACCATGTATGTACCATACAATATGGTTAAGATGGTTAAGGGTGGCTTGGAAGACAAATTACAAGCGCAACAAACTGCCAATGTTTTATTGCAATCAGAACTCGAATCATTAAATCGTAAAGTAGAGTTCGCAAATCTTTCATATGAAAAGAAGCAAGCAATGCTGAAAGAAGTTGAGTGCCTCGCGCGCAATATTTACTTTGAAGCGGCAGGTGAACCAAAGCGTGGTAAGATTGCTGTTGCTGAAGTTACAATGAATCGTGTAAGAAGCGATGACTTCCCAAAGACAGTTTGCGGCGTTGTCCATCAGCGCACCAGAGGCACCTGTCAATTTTCTTGGGTGTGCGAAGGTAAAAAGAATCCATATAAGAGAAGCGATGCTTGGCAAGAATCACTTAACATTGCCGAAAATATATTGATATTCAAACACGAATACGGTATAATTGGAACTGCAATGTACTTTCATGCGGATTATGTTGAACCGACTTGGGCTGAGCGAAAGAAACTAATTCGTAAAATTGGTAATCATATTTTTTATCATTGAGGTTTTATGCGCATTCTTGAAGATGTAAAGTTAGATTATAAAGATGTTCTGATTCTTCCTAAACGATCTTCTCTTGCTTCGCGCAAAGAAGTTTCTGTGAAACGATCATTTAAATTCAAATATGGTAATACTTGGCGTGGTGTTCCAATTATTGCCGCAAACATGGATGGAGTTGGCACTCTTGATATGGACTTGCAACTTGCTAAGATGGATTTGATGGTTGCCTTGACCAAACATTTTTCCGAGAATGATCTAATTGATCGGTTCAAGATGAATCTGAATAGTACCATCTATTCTCTTGGTATTACAGATAACGATTTAGTAAAATTTGACAATGTTTATAACATCATGGCAAATAAACATATGCGAGTTTGTATTGACGTAGCGAATGGATACACGCAAACTTTCGTAGAATTTATTCAGAGATTTCGTGATCGTTATCCGTATGTTACATTGATGGCTGGTAATGTAGTCACACCAGAGATGACTGAAGAGTTGATTCTCTCAGGTGTTGATATTGTGAAGGTTGGGATTGGACCTGGATCAGTTTGTACTACACGCAAGATGACAGGTATCGGCTACCCGCAGTTGAGTGCGGTTATAGAGTGTGCAGATGCAGCGCATGGTCTTAAAGGACATATCATCGCTGACGGGGGATGCACAGTCGCGGGAGACGTTGTGAAAGCATTCGCTGCGGGAGCCGACTTTGTTATGTTAGGTGGTATGCTTGCTGGAACCAGAGAAGGCGGAGCAAGTCCGTTTGGATCTAATCAATTCTACGGTATGAGTTCTGATACAGCAATGGATCTACATAATGGTGGTGTTGCCGAGTATCGAGCAAGTGAAGGTAAAACCGTTGAGATTCCATATCGTGGTGAAGTGACACCAATCATTCGAGAGATCCTTGGTGGACTTCGTTCAGCATGTACTTATGTTGGAGCAAGTGAATTGAGAGAGTTGAGTAAGCGAACGACGTTTGTTCGTGTGACTCAGCAGTTAAACAATTCCTTGAACAAGTATGAGATCTAATACTATGGCAACTCGAGAAGAGAAAAATAATTTTTCAATGATGATCATGAACATGGCTCTTGCAGAAAAGATTGATCATATGGATGCAATCACCACTTATTGCGAACGAAACAATCTTGAGATTGAGGTCGCTGCAAGTTTGATCAATGAGTCATTGAAAAGCATTATAGAAGGTGAAGCCATGGAGTTAAGGTTTTTGCCTAGAGGAAGTAGGTTGCCATTATGAGTTGGCAAAATTTAATCTGGAATATATTTGTTTGGTCGTTCACTGGATTGATGATTTACATCACCAACTCTTCATTATGGTGGCTGCTACTTCCAGCACTTTTCACAGGCACACATAATGCTGCCGAGATTGTTAAGTATACTAATAACAAGGAATCAGAAGAATATGAGTTTGATGAGGAAACTCGTAAGAAAATGATGTCTATAGTTGAACAGGCAGAAAAGTCTAAAAAAAGGTAACTATAACTGTGAACGGATATGATTTGTACGGTTTGTATCAAGCCATCAAGTTACACTTTACTGCAGAAAAATATAACTTCTTTCAATACGATGGCAAGACAAGAGTATCTATAGATGCGTTTCAAAAACGTCGCGACAAATTTCTATTCCACCGTCTTGCGCGGAAGTATCGCGACGATGAGATGGTTCCATTTCTGGTTGCTAATTTTGTATCTAGCGATGATAATTGGACCAAAAGTTTACTTGAAGAAGAAGCTGAGCAAACTTACAGGGATTGGAAACGACGAACTGATTCCATGAGTAGAATCTATGAAGATGATCTTCGCAAAATTTGCCCAGATCCTAAAGAGTTTAACAATTTATTCAAAGTTGAAGATGGACAATTTCCAAAATTGTTAGTTGCTTTCCTCCAAAAAGATGTGACGATTGAGACAATGGTCATTCTCAATAACATCTTCAACTTTATCAAGATTTGGGACAAGAAGATTTCAGATGACATCATCTATCCCAAAGTATCAAGAAAGGTGCGCAAGTATGGTGCCTTCTTGAATGTGAACGTCGACAAGTATAAATTGCTTACAAAAAAGGTTTTACTTGAAGACGATTGTAATATATAATAATATGGTAATGAAGAAAGTGGACAAGTCGTTTATACAATTTAATATATCGCAATACGGAGTATACAAATATGTCACTATCATCTCTTAAAAAGGGTTCTTCCCTCGATAAACTCAAGAAGGCAGTTGAAGCCTCTTCCTCTGGTAACACTGGTAAGTCAAACGCTGACGATCGTTTCTGGTCGCCTGAAGTTGATGCTTCAGGTAACGGATACGCAGTCGTTCGTTTTCTCGACACACCAGCAGTAGATGGCGAAGATGGTCTTCCTTGGGTTCAAATCTGGTCGCACGGTTTCCAAGGTCCAGGTGGCTGGTACATTGAGAACAGCCTCACGACACTTGGTAAGACTGATCCTGTTTCTGAGTACAACACTGTGCTTTGGAACAGCGGCATTGAAGCCAACAAGGAAATTGCTCGTAAGCAGAAGCGCAAACTTTCTTACATCAGCAACGTTCTTGTGATCTCTGATCCGAAGCGTCCGCAAAACGAAGGTAAGGTATTCTTGTTCAAGTATGGTAAGAAGATCTTTGAAAAGATCAAAGCACAGCTTGAGCCAGAGTTTCAAGATGAAACACCAATGAATCCTTTTGATTTCTGGAAGGGTGCTAACTTCAAGTTGAAGATCCGCAACTATGAAGGTTATCGTAATTATGACAAGTCAGAGTTCGAAGCACCAGCTGCTTTGTTCAATGGCGATGACGCTCAAATCGAAAAGGTTTGGAAGTCTGCTCACTCGCTCAAGGATTTCTTGAAGGAAGAGAACTTCAAGACTTACGATGAGTTGAAGGCAAAGTTGGATCGCGTGCTTGGCGCAGGTGGTGCTGCTGGTGCAACTGCCTCTAAGATCGATGATGAGGAAGCAGCCGCTCCTGTCGTTCGTTCTGCTCCTGCCAAGAAAGTCACTGCTGAAGATGTCAGCGTCGAGGATGACGATATGGCATTCTTCGAGAAGTTGGCTGCAGAGTAATTTCGTTTAGAAAACAAATGATGTTTTCAGGGGGACTTCGGTCCCCCTTTTTTTATGATAACCGATAATTAGATAGTGAAGAATCGAAATTCTCCACATAAATTTCCTTGTCCATCTTTGCTAGAGTTGCTAGATCGACAATTGAACTTTGCATCTTTTGAATAGTTCCTGCTAGCACTTGACTTGCTCCAAGCGCAGCAACTGACATTGCTTGCGTATCATCAATTCTAGATGAGAACTCGTCACCAATCATTGGCTGTTGTGTTGCTTGTGGTTCAACAGTTCTAGTTTGTACGACTTGCACCTGTCTTTGCATTTCAGGAACTACAGGCGCTGGAGCAGCGGTAGCGACTGTTGCTCCTCTTGCTCTTCTTGGCTCAGGAGCTGGCGTTGCAGAAGCAACTAGCATTCGATCGCTTCCACCAACACTAGCATAATATTGGCTTGCTGGTCTACCACCTTCCATAAGAATCATAGCATTCATAACTTCAGGTATCTTTGATGCTGGAATACGATCATTAGCCATTAAGCCAGTTCTATCAGAAACAAACTTGGTGTATTTGTTTGTATCATTTTCATTTGGTGGTGCGTACTTGTTTACAAACTGAGATAAAGTCATTCCTCTAGTTTGAGTATCTAAACGAACCTGCTTTTCCATAGCCTCTAGTCCATCTTGAGGCGTAGCAAAAATAGCAAACCCACCTGAGTCAGCACCAACTGCTTTTTCTAACACATAACCTGGTTTTACCAAATTAGGAGAATATCTTAAATTTCCTGGATTATTATTTCTAACAGATCTTGGTCCTGTTCCTGGCGCAGCTGCTTGTCCTGCCTTCGCAGCAGGACTTGATACATCAATAGTTTTCTTATCGTGGTAAATAAGATCAAATATTTTTTCTGCGCCCCAGTCAGTCCATCTGCCGTTACTTGGATCGTCTAAAAACATTGAAGCAATAGAAAAAGCAGCACCACCCAAGAAACCTGTGGCGGCACCAGCAATTGTACCAAAAGGTCCGCCAACTAACGTGCCGCCAAGTGCACCAAGGATAGTTGTAAATGCTGATACACCCATGGTTTCAATCAAATCGCCATACATAGGAACAACTGCTTCTTTGAATTGAGCGTGACTCAATTTACCTTCTTCATAATCTACTGTCTTTGATCCTATTTGAGTTAGCAAATATGCGCCATATGCTGCGCTTACAGCAGGCAACTTTTTCAAAATTGGTTGAGCATACTTTAAAAATTTAACTAGTCCAGGAGAAACTGTTTTAATTTTTTCTGCAGGATCTATGCCTCTTCTCTTTAGAGCTTCGGCGTCTGAAATAAATCTTCCTGTTTTTTCATCTTTGAATCTAATATCTCCACCTTTAGTGAAGACCGAATATGCTCCAGGCACTTGATAAGATGCTAAAGATGGATATCTTGTGGCTGATCCCTTTAAACCTGCTGACTTCATTATTGCAAGTTCATTAGGATCAATTGGTTTTGGCGCTCTTGATTTAAAAAATTTAGCAGCCATTGATGTTGCTGATGTTAAAACTCTACCAGCCGTATATGCGCCAACAACACCAATACCCATATCCATATATCGACTCATTTCTTCTTCACTGTCAGTATATTTTCTGGTTTCACCAGTGATTGGATCAGTGTATGTGCCTCGTTCGCCCTTCAGTCTACCAAAAAATCTCCCACCAACTTCTGGTAATGCAGCCATAGAATATGCTTGCATCGCAAAAGACCCCAATGAAATAGCGCCAGCTGTACCACCTGCTATAAGTGCCAACAATCTAGGATTTGATGCTATGATTGGTAATAGTTTTCCTAATATTCCACCCAAGGCATCAGAATTATCTTTTTTTTGCTGCTCTGTGGATTTAGTTGGGGAAATTCTTTTTTTAGGAGTATAGACCTTTTGCTTACTTAATGCAGCAATATCTTGTTGAATTTGCGCAATCTGAGCCTTAACTGTCTTAGATCTTCCTGGAACTCGCATTGCTTGCGCACTACGCATTACGTTTGTTTTACGTTCAAATCTGGAAGATCCAATTTGATCATACAGCGACTGAATCAGCTGCGTATTTTTCTGAGTGATGGCTGATAACGTATTAATCTTTCTATTCAAATTAGCAATAGAAGTTGCTGTAAACTGTTTAAATTTTAAATCAGCTCTTTTCGTTCTACTCTCTTCTTCTTGTTCCTGCTTTTGAAGAGGAGTTAGTTTTCCAAACTTATATTGCGCGATAGTTGCTAGAAGCGGAGATCTAGTCACAGTTCTAACTAGATTGTATATTGAAAGACGAGCAGCAAGTTCTTCTCGCAACATTATTGAGAATGCTGCAGACAATGTGGTATTTTTCTTCGACTTTAAATTATATAATTCAGTTGCTATTGACTGTATGCTCATCTTTTCGGTGTTCTACTTTTGGTTTTAATCAAGGTTCTCAAATCTTGAGTAGCCTTTTCTTTTTGTTGCTTAATCCTTTCTTCTTCGTCCTTAACCCAATTATTAACCATACCGATATAAGTATCTCGTTCCCAAGGAAGCATGTTTTCCAATTCAGTCAATGTATATTTGTACTGGTGTACCAGCGTAAACATATTATTATAGTAATTTCTCAAATTTGCATAACGAACGCTCAAGTAAAAAAATCGTTGAGACCCTCCATGTGGAGTTTATGATCGAATCCACATTTTTCGCATTTATGTTCAACGTCATGTTCTAGCGTTGGGAGATCTTCAAAAAATCTAACAATGCTGTCAAACTGTTCTTGAGTTAACGACTCAAGAAAGTTATAAAAGTCCTCTTTTGTTGTTTCTTTCGCATAATACATGCCATCAGAATCATAAACATATTCACAACAATCATATATTAGATTAAAAATATTTTCAGTATTTTCAGAACTTGCTACAGCCTGTACTGTTTTAAATGTGGCTATAGTTGGAAACTTCATTTGCATTCCAATCTTATTAGTCAAGTTAATTTTAGTATCAACATCAGCCTTTGGTGGCTTAATATCTAAAAGGTTTACTGAAACCTTCATAGCATTAGCGCACTCAATAAACTCCTCTTCGCCTTCTTCGTTTACTTTAGATTCTGTAGCATTGCGGCAAATGAAAAATGTTTCAATAGTTTCACCTACAGAGCGTGCTCTAATGTTTAAGAACAAGTATTCAATATCAAAGATCGGCAATGAGTCGATATCTAATTCCGTGACTAAACAGTTATTAATAACCTGCTTGATCGTGGACATTATTGTAGTTTCATCATCAGACTCTAAAGCCATGAGTAAAAGTTTTTCTTCTTTTACTAAAAATGGTCTAAACTTTACAGGCTTCTTTTGAGATAAAATCTTCAATTCATATAACGGCAAATCAATTTTTGGTAATGGCATAACTAACCTCTAAATCATTCCTTTGTTGGTGCTGTTTGTTCAGAATCAGCTTCTAACGCAAAATTACCAATCTTAGAACGTGGATCTCCTGCAACAACTTCAAATTCTTCTATGGTAAATGTAACGTTTAATTTGTGATAGCCTTCATCCGCCCAATTACCTTGCATAGATGCTACATTGGTTGGGAAAGCATTTTTACATCTGACAGTAAAGTATTTCTTCATACCCTTGCGAATAGCAATTCTATTTTCAGCGACTGCGTCAAATTGAATTAGAATTAAATTTGGCACAACGATATCGTCATAGTACGAGTTTCTAGTATCTCTTGGTGATGCTAAATCTAGCCAGTCGGAGAAAAAATCGTACATTGGAAATTCTGTTTCATGATAAAATGAAAGATTAATTTCATTATATCTTCGTAGATATGGAATCTTCGCTCTGTTTTTACCTGCGATTTTGTATTCAACTGTTTCTAAACTTTTACCTGGGAACTCTACTGAATCGCACAAAAATCTCATATTCTGCACTGTTTTTGGAGGCAGTACTATATTGTTTACCGAAAAGCACCTAGGAACAGAAGGCAGAAAGAAACCAAATCTGCATGCTTTGAGGAAGTTTAAACGCTTTATGTCATCAATATTAAAGCGCCAAGAAGGTACTCTAACAGAGTCAACAGTTATCTCAGCGAGATCGGTTGATATAAGTGAATTATCTACCATTATTTTCTATACACCATTTTTGCAGTTGGTAAAAATATCGCCGTTTCCCAATTATCAGGCTCTATGTAAACGACAGAAGACCGTATGTGACTAGAAAGATATCGCTTTATGCAACCTTCAATTAGTTTATATCTTCTCGAACTGGACAATAAATCATAAGAAAGATTCATTCGAGTTGTATCATCATATTTATCGTTATTAATAAAATCTTGCAGTTTATCCAGTAATATTAGTCTGCTGTATGGGTCTAGATAATGAAGGTTCAAACCTAAAAAGCCATCGCTGTAAATTTCTATTGGAATGACTAGCGGGAATTTATCCCATACAGGTAACGTTTCTTTGTACTTTGCGTCATAACTGAAAAAGTACATTCTCCCAATAAACGTTTTGGCTGATATGCGTTTAGGATCATTTAGAACATTGGATCGGTTTGTTGGTATCTTTAGATCTGACAGTTTTGATGCTAACCAAGATCTGGCTGCACCTGTTCTGGGTCTGATCCCAGCAGCTGTCATTTCACGATTTAATTTATCTATCAGTGATGCCATTTACTTTCCAAATAGTTCTTGTTCTGTGATTACTTTAAAGGTCCAATTTCTGGTCTTACAATATTCCTTGGCAGCTATCCACTTTGCTTCATTTACACCATAAGTCATAACTTCATTTATAACTCGCTTGGTGATCTTTTTACCGATTTTAGGTGGAACTGCTTGGCTTTTTGGCTTCACTTCTAGTATAATTCCCTCTAACATCCCCATTTTATTTCTAATCCTGACGAAGAAATCTGGAAAATATCGATGCCAACGATTATCCACTGGGGATAAATATGGTATGACGATTTCTTCGCTAGACCACTCAACCACACTTGAATTATCGTCTAGGTGCACCATTACTCGGCGCTCCCACAAACTGCGATACCAAATGTTTGTTGGGTCACCTAAATATTTATTGGGATTTTTCGGACTAAATTTTCCAGAATAAGCCATCAATTATTTATAGGAATTACAATCAATGGCAGACGCTTTAGGCATAGGATCAGCTTTGGACCCAAATCAAGGCGCAGAAATCGAAGGCGTTGAACCTGATACGAGCGTTACCACAGAAAATACTAGTAACCCACAAGAACTTGGCTCAGATTCAGCGAATAGACCTAATGAAACACTAAAATACATTTCGTTTCCTAGTGCTATTGAAAGTTTAGACATTCCTTATACGCTAATTAAAATTTTTGAGATTAGAAGAATTGAAGGCGATAGTAGTCGAGTTGATGAAACTTCCACTGATCCAAACTCCCCTGATATTGTACAGTCTGGCGTCTCAGCAGCAGAAGAATTTGGAAATGTGACACCATTTTTGTCGCCAGAAGCAGCAGCTGGAGCTGCAGCTGGCTATGCTGCTGGCGGCGCTGGCGGCGCTGTAGTCGGAGCCGCTGTTGGATCAACAGCGGCAAGTAAAATAGAGCAGGTTGCAGGTTTAGAGCAGGGCGACCTAGTTAGACAACCTCTAAAAAGACTAAAAAACTTTAGCCTAAAACGTAATATGCAACAAGTTGAGTTTGCTTTGGCTTTACCAATGCCAGAAAATCTAGCATCTCAATATACTCAAAATTATGAAGAACTCAGTTTAACACAAGCGTTTGGCGTCATAGGTGGCTTATCTCAAGCCATCGCAGCAAAACGCAACAACTTGATGAGCGGTGGTGGATTAGATCCCTATATTATGGAGGCAGCAGCAGGAATTCTAGGAAACTTGCCTGGAATTAGCAATGCTAGTAAAGGAATATTTTTCGGGACAACAGGATTAGCAGTAAATCCTCAATTGGAAATGATTTATAGCAATCCACAACTTCGACAGTTTCAATTCGATTTTATTTTAACTGCTAAAAATTCTATAGACAGCAAAGCAATTTCTAATATTATTAAACAACTTAAAATATATTCTCATCCTGAAATTCCTAAAGGAACAGTGGGCAGATATTATATTCCACCAGCCCAGTTTGAAATTGAATTCCACAATCCAGGCAGTGTAATAGCCCGAAACCAAAATACGTTTTTATTTAAAACAAAAAAAAGTGTTTTAAGAGATATTACTGTAGATTATACTTCAGCTGGAACATTTGCAACTTTCGCTGATGGTGCCCCAGTCCAGGTGAGACTTTCACTAACTTTTCAAGAAGCATCTATTCTCACCAGGCAAGATTTTGTTCAAGAGGATGGTCTATACTAATGTATTTTTCTAGATTTCCAAAACGACTTTACACATTCGACATTGTCAATGAAACTCCTAAACTTGCAACGAACATCTTATCTCGTGTTCGTTTCAATTCTAATATTACAACAAATTCTTCTGTGTTTTACAAGTATCAATTGCAAGATGGAGACACGCCTGAAATTGTTGCCTTTAAAGAATATGGCGATGCAACTCTTCACTGGATTATATGTATGATCAATGATCTTAAGGATCCATTGTTCGATTTTCCGCTTACAACTATTGCTCTTGAAAATAAAATTTTAAAACAGTATGGGTTTAATAACATCTCACTTGCATTTTCAACAACGCATCATTATGAACTTGAAGTTGAAGATACTCTTATAGAGGTCAATGGACCAACAACAGTCACTAAAAATACAAGCATTGTAACATTAGAGCAGTATAACTATACATCAAACACTCTAACAACAAAGTTACAAAATAGCCCAGAGTTAAATGCGTTTCCTATTGTATTCAGAGCGAACAATGCTAACGCTAACAGCGCAATAACCGCATACTTAACAAAGAAAAGCACATATAAACCTGTTTCTGTATATGATTATGAATTCGAAGAAAATGAGAAAAAAAGACAAATTAAAATCTTACGACGCGAATACATACAACCTCTAAAAAATGAACTTGGTGTATTACTAAATGGCTAATTTAGACGCCAGCTTCACCAGTAGAGACGTTGATGTTGATGAGATTAAAATTTTCTCAGCAAGCGTTCCGAACGGACAAGATATTCGTTTGATGTATGATTCGTTTAGTATTTTTGAAGATATCTTGATGCCAGTAACTACGGGAAGAATAGTTATTAAAGACGGCATTAATATGTACTCTCAGCTTGGGATTAATGGCACAGAATTTATCAAAATCTCATTTAAAAAACCTGGCGAAGATGAAATAGCATACAGCAAAATGTTTAGAATTTATGCTGTCACTGATCGTCAGCATTTACAAAATACTCAAGCGCAAACATATGTGTTACATTTTTGTTCTGAGGAGTTAATATTCTCGAACCAACAGTATGTTTCGAAGTCATTGAAAAATAAATCTGTCACAGATCACGTGATAGGCATTTTAAAAGATTATTTAAAAGTTCCTAACAGTAAATTAATTAACAAAAATTTTGAGCCATCTTATGGTAGAACAGACTACTTGTTCACATTGTACAAACCTATTGAAGCAATTAATAAACTATCAGAGTATGCGTATAGCCCAAACAAATCAACATTTTTGTTTTTTGAAAACTCAGAAGGATTTAATTTTAAATCAATAGAATCTCTTGCTAGTAGCGATGCTGCTGTTGATTTAAATTACAGTACTGCTAGAATTGCTAATTCTACTGATGAGGCTGCATATAAAAACATTACAGATATTAATTCTTTTGTGTTCAATAGTGTATTTGATATGCTAAAGAATACCGAAAAACCTATGTTTGCTGGAACGCTGTATACGCTAGATTTGGTTAGACAAAAATACAGCCAGAAACGAATTAATGCATTTAACGCAATCCCAGAACAAGTTAGATTAGAAAAAGCATTAAATTTTAGCGACGCTAAAAATAGAAACAACAAACGAGTATATGAAGAATATCAAAACAATATTAAATATGCTTTGACTAATTTTGGGCAAACAAATGTTCCTTATATGATTGAACGTGGATACAGAGAAAATAATACAAATATTGAAGAAGTATTAATGCAAAGAAAAATGCAATTAAATGCGCTATTCAATACAAGCGTAAAGTGCGTTGTTCCAGGAAATCCTGCGTACACTATAGGATACAGCGTAAACTTTAATATGCCTGCATTTGTACCAGAAGAACCAAATGAACGTTTATTAGACCCATTTTATTCAGGGAAGTATCTCATCACCAAAGTTAGACACACATTTATTCCTAGAGAAGGATTGCAAACTGTTATAGAATTGTGTAAAAACTCTGTTACATCACAATATGAAGTTTCAACTGATAGTAAAGATTATTCTGCTGCATTGAGGGCATAGTGATGCAACCAGATTTTTTAGGCATAGGTGAATTCGTTTGGTGGTTTGGAGTGGTTGAAGATCGCTTTGATCCGCTCAATCTCGGCAGATGTAAAGTTCGTTGTTTTGGTTGGCATAACAGCGATCGCGCCTCCATAGCAATTGAAGATTTACCATGGGCTCACCCAATTGTTCCTTTTGGTAGTAAATCTACACAGCCACCAACAGAAGGAACCATGGTATTTGGTTTCTTTGCTGATGGAAAGGAAGGCAAATATCCAATCTTGATGGGAACAGTCCCAGGTATCCCTGAAGAAATCCGCGGATCAACGCAGGGGTTCTTTGATCCATATGATGCTGGCGAAAAAGCAGCAAGCGTCAATCCTGTTTTCCCAAGAAAAGTTAGAGCATCTGAATTAAAAAATGATGGTACTGGCGCTTCTGTTCGTAGCGATTATGCCAGAAGATATCCTAGTATTTTAAATGAACCAACAGTAAGTAGACTAGCGCGACCAGAAAGAATTGAAAGCGCAACAACGGGAACTAGTTTAGGTGTTCGTTCTGCTTCTATTACAGGAACAACAATAGATTTTCAACGTAAAAATCGTGTTGTAAATATTAAAAGTGCTAGAGAAGATAAAGGTAGATCTACACGAAGTAAACGTGCTCAAACTGTTTGGAATGAACCATTTCCGTCATTCAACGCGAAATACCCATTTAACAATGTAACTGAAACGGAATCAGGACATGCCTTTGAGATGGATGATACACCAGAATTTGAGCGTGTTCAGTTGTCTCACAGAACTGGATCTACATTAGAATTTTTGCCATCAGGTTCAGTAAAACAAAAAACATTTAATAATAAGTATGACATTGTAATGGGCAATCAGAAAACATATATTAATGGTGCTCGCGATGAGACTGTTCAGTCTGATATGTTCCTAAAAGTTAATGGTAAACTTGTAATTCAGTGCGACGGTATCGATTTTGAGTCGGCTGGCGATATTAATATGAAAGGATATAATATTAAAATTTCAGCCGACAAAGACTTGCATCTATTTGGTCAAGGCAGAACTAAAGTTTATGGCGCTGGTAAACTTGATATGAGATCAGAAGGTGTTCTTGCAACTTATGGTGGAGCTGGAGCGCTACACTCATCTGGTGGTTTAACATCTATTGCTGGTATACCTAATCCAATTTCCGCTGCTATTCGCGAACTTATTCGTGAAAAAACTGGAATTGAACTTCCAGAAGGAGGAGATGACATTTTGGGTGGTGTTAAAGTATTTGGACCGAATTTTTATGTCAGCACTTTGCTAACAACGTTAAATAGCATTGTAACAAATATTGTTCCGCCAACATCTAATGATCCAGCAGTTCCTGCGAATGCAACTGTTGCAAGTAGATATAAAGCGCCAGTACCTGTTATCAAGCCTACGCGACCTTCTTTTGCTAAAGAAAAGACTGACGGAATGGGCTTCTTAGAACAACAAAGAATCAAAGCGGAAAGTTAAGAATTAAATGGTAGCGAATACATCAAATACATGTTGTGACGATATTCCGTCAGAAGAAAAACTGTTAGATCTTGCTAATGCCAATACAGAAGCAGTTTCTGTCATTACGCAATATGAACAATATCTTCAATCTCAAAATGTAGAATCGCTCACCTCAGATATTCCTCAAACAGGTGATTCACCTGCAAATAGAACTGAAATCGATGATGGAGATTCTTTAACAGAAGAATATGTCGTCCCGACTACTGGAAACAATATTGTTTATGTAAACAGCACAGAACAAATTCAAGGTGCTCAGGGAACATCAGGTATTCAGGGTCAATCTGGTCCAACGGGTCCAGCTGGTTCATCAATTGCTGGTCCTCAAGGTGTGCAAGGTTCTACAGGAACTGGAACTTCTATTTGGACTTCTTCGAATAATGGTTCTCTAAAACTCACTAGCCAATTAAACTTTGTAAATACATCTACAGTTAGAGTTACAGTTTCAAATAACACTACTGGAATGACGAATGTGTTCATCACCGCAATAGGTGGCGGTGGCGGTCCTGGCGGTGACGGCTCACAAGGTAGTCAAGGTGCACAAGGTTCTGATAATGGTCCACAGGGTCCACAAGGTGCTATTGGCGTCGGTACTCAAGGTGTACAGGGTGTTGACGGTATACAAGGAACTCAAGGAACACAAGGCGAAGTTGGATCACAAGGCATTCAGGGTATTCAGGGTGATCAGGGAGCACAGGGCGAAACTGGTGTTCAAGGAACGCAAGGTTCTCTCGGCTTGCAAGGTGAAGTGGGCGCGCAAGGTGTTTTCGGTGCTCAAGGTTTAACAGGCGTTCAAGGCGCAGAAGGCGATCAGGGTCTTCAGGGTAGCGAAGGTCCTCAAGGTGTACAGGGCGAACAAGGTATTCAAGGCGACTTCGGCGTTCAAGGTGCCGATGGCGTACAAGGTCAAACAGGACCACAAGGAACTCAAGGTACAACAGGTATTCAAGGTGACTTTGGTGCGCAAGGTCTTGACGGTGTACAAGGATCACAAGGCGTCCAAGGTGAGGTTGGCGCACAGGGAGTTCAGGGTGAAGTTGGTGCTCAAGGTATCGACGGTATACAAGGATCACAGGGTGTACAAGGAGAAGTTGGTGCACAAGGTGTGCAGGGCGAAAATGGCGCACAAGGTTTAGGTGGTACTCAAGGTTCTCAAGGTGTACAGGGTGAAATCGGTGTACAAGGAGTTCAAGGTGAGACAGGAACTCAAGGCACGCAAGGTATTCAGGGTGAATTTGGAACACAAGGTGTACAAGGAACTACAGGTACTCAAGGAACTCAAGGTGAAGTTGGTGCTCAAGGAACACAAGGCGTTCAAGGTGAAATAGGAACTCAAGGCACACAGGGAACACAAGGAACTCAGGGTTCGCAAGGAACAATAGGTTCTCAGGGTACACAAGGTATCGTTGGTGAGCAGGGTGAGTTCGGTGGTGCTTCTTTTGATTACGTCTATACAACAGACACAGCAAACACTAACCCAGGAAGTGGTTATCTAAGATTTGATAATACTAACTGGCCAAGCGTCACAAGACTTTATATTTCTCAACTTGATAGCGCAAACATCAACGTTGCGAATTATTTGGAAACCATCGACGACTCGACCTCTACAATCAAGGGTACATTTAAAGTCGCGAATACTGCAAACGTAACACTAGAGTTTGCGTTCTTCAATATTAATGGATTTAATGCTTATCAAAATAATTACTTCTCTGTTCCGACTGCATACTTGAATGGTATTTCTGGTCTGCCTGATAACACAAACGTTGTTATCACCTTCGTAAGAACGGGTGACAAAGGCGACACAGGATTACAAGGATCTACAGGTACGCAAGGAACACAAGGAACACAGGGTGTATTCGGTGCTCAAGGAACTCAAGGTGTACAGGGAACTACAGGTACTCAAGGAACGCAGGGTGAATTAGGAACACAGGGAACTCAAGGTGTTCAAGGCACGCAGGGTACGCAAGGTGTTGACGGTACTCTTGGTTCGCAAGGTCCACAAGGCACTCAAGGTATTCAAGGTGTCTATGGTACGCAAGGCACTCAGGGTGAGACAGGAACTCAAGGTACTCAAGGCATTCAAGGTGTAGGCGGTTCACAAGGCACACAGGGCACACAAGGAACGTATGGTACACAAGGTACTGATGGTGCACAAGGCATTCAAGGTGAAACTGGAACACAAGGAACTGGCGGTGTTCAAGGTTCTGATGGTGTACAGGGTTCTTTTGGATTGCAAGGTTCACAGGGTGAAGTAGGATCCCAAGGCGTTCAAGGCGATGTTGGTACACAAGGTATCGCTGGTATCGGATTCCAAGGTGCTGTCGGTTCTCAAGGTGTACAAGGTGAAGACGGAGTTCAAGGATCAATCGGTGCTCAAGGCGCAGGAACACAAGGATCTCAAGGTATTCAAGGTCGACAAGGCGTTCAAGGTGCAATTGGTAGCCAAGGTCTAGCGGGAACAAACGGTAATCAGGGTACAATAGGTCCTCAAGGCGTTCAAGGTGCTGGTGGCGCTCAAGGAAGTCAAGGAACTCAAGGTTTTGGTGCACAGGGCGCGCAAGGCATTCAAGGTTCAAATGGTGTACAAGGTTCTCAAGGATTCGGTGCTCAAGGTGTACAGGGTGAAACAGGTACACAAGGTGCTCAAGGTATTCAAGGACTACAAGGTCCAGAGGGATTAACGGCGCAAGGAACAACTGACAATGTTGCTAAATTTACTGGCGCTAACACAATCGGCAACTCTATTCTTGTTAATAGTGGTGGCACAGTTGGTGTCGGCACAGCAAATCCTAACACTCGACTTCATATTTTTGAAAATAATATAGCATCAACTAACGTCGCTGATATTCTTAAGATTGAAACCAATCGCGCTGACTTCACTGGCATCGGTGGTTCTGCTATCGTCTTTAAAAATCAAGATAGCAATAACTTAACCAATGAAGGTCGCATCAAGGTTGTAACTGAAAATGATGGTTCACTTGGTGTCAACAACGAAGCAACTTCAAGTTTCATTTTCAGTCTAACTGAAAACGGTGTTGCTGGTGATAAAGTAATTTTCCGTGGCGATGGTAATGTTGGTATTGGAACACTAACACCAGGAACGAAGATTGATGCTGTTGGTTCAATCAGAGCAAGTCAGCAATTAATTTCAACAGTCGCAACAGGAACAGCACCACTTCAAGTTGTTTCAAATACTGTTGTTGCAAATCTAAACGCTGACTTGCTAGATGGTTATACAACCTCAGCTACTGCTGATGCAAGCACTGTTGCGATTCGTAATGCTCAAGCAAGTTTACTAGCAAATCAGTTTAGCGGAAATTCAGTCACTGTAACTGGTTCTGTAAATGGCGCATCGCTAACGATTACAGGAACAGGTCAGTTTGGAACAAACGTTACTGCCTCAAGATTAATTTCTAATGTGGCTGTTGGAACAGCACCATTGATTGTTGTTTCTAACACAGTAGTCACAAATTTAAATGCTCAATTCCTAGGTGGAAATAGTGTTGCTGATCTAGATAATCGCTATGTAAATGTTACTGGCGATACGATGACTGGCACATTGAATATGCATGAAAGCGGCACCGAAGGTCATATCACTTTCGGTAGCGATTCTGCAACATCTTCTGGTATTCGTAAACACAGTGACGGCGAAGCTGAATTCTACATCTATTCAAAAGATACAGATTCAACAATCTTTATTGCTACAGGATATGATGGTAGTGTAGCAAATCCATCTAGACCAACTGACGGAATTTCTATCGCCTATAATCGTATAGGTATTGGCGACTTTAGCGCTGATGATCCTCTTTACAGACTTCACGCTAAAGGCGACATTTATGCGAATGGCGGACACTTCCGCGTTTCAAACGCCAATGGTATTATTTGGGAAACCTATGGTCAACGAATTCTTGCTGCTGATAATCAATATCTAAGAATTCGTGCCAATAACGGTATTCTATTTACAGATACTGCTCAGGCTGCTAAAGGTTATTTGTATTGGGATAATACAACACCAGAAACTAATTTTGGATTGTTAAACAGTGCCGCTGGCTGGGCATTTAGATCTAACACTACTGAAGCCGAAATTTATGGAACATTCTATTTCGGCGATGGATATGGAAATATTCTATACGACAGAAATAATGCTGCATTCTTTGTAAATCCAGCAAGTAATTCTGTTATGTCATCAGTGACTTCTAGCAGATTTAATCTAACTGGTCTTGGCGATTATATTACTCTATATGGTGATGATAATACGAATCATTCCATAACATCAAGAGATAACGCAGGAACAGCTGCTGATGATGTTCGCATTAATAGTTATGGTTCAGTGTTCATCAATTTAGACTCAAACAATAATAACACTAGCGGCGCTGACTTTAGAATTGGTCGCCATGGCGCTGGCTCAAGCGCAATGGCAGAAATGGGATTGTTTGATGTTTATGGCGACGATCTATATGTCTATTCTGCATATAGTTTCAGATCTCCAATTTTCTACGATAGCAATAATACTGCTCACTATGTTGATGCGAATAATGTTTCAACATTATATTTGATTGCGTCATATGACACTAGAGCAGCTGCTACAGATCCACAATCATACAATTCAGGTATTCGTTGGGACTTTAAAACTAACACTACTAATGGATTGAGCGATGGCGGCACCTATAATGGTGTTATGTTTTGGAGAAAATATGGTAGCACCACTGACTGGTCAGGTGGTGGCGCAGTTGAATTAGCATACACTGATAACGCTAGACTTTGGATGCGTTATGGAACAAGCACTTCATGGGGTGCTTGGAAACGTATTGTATTTGGCGATAACTTCGATAATGGTGGAACCATCAGAACAACTGGTGACTTTAGAGCACCAATATTCTATGATTCTGATGATACAGGTTATTATCTAAATGCGAATGGCACTTCACAACTATTCAGTGTAAACGTTGCTAGCAACTTTATTTCTAGCGGTGACATTTATGCGCCTCGATTAATTGATACAAACAATAACACATATATTATTGACCCAGCAGGAACATCAACACTATCAGGTGCTGATCTATACGGAACATGGAGTTTGAGAAGCGGAAACGAACTTCGTTTCTACACCGCAGCAGGTAATCTAAGAGGATACATGCAATCTACCGATACAGATGATGCGCATTTAATTATCGCAACATCTGGTGGTGAAGATATTTCCTTCCGCGATGGTGGTCTCGCTGGCGATTGGAATATGATCATTCGTGGTGACGGTAATACTCTCGTTCGCGAAGGACTACAAGCAAGAATATTCTATGATCGTGATAACACTGGATATTATATTAATCCAGAAGAATACAGCAGACTTGATCGATTGGTTCTAGACCAAGCTCGAATCAATACATCTCAGTTCCCTGTCGGACATTATGCTGGTGGTGAAACAGTATTTGAAATTGATACATCATGGACCAACGATCAACTTCAAGCGTACTTTAATAGTTCTGCTGTATCTTGGACCACTGACGCTACTGCTCCTGGCGGTTATGCAATTTATATTGATGGTGCAATAAACGTTGGTGGTGTGTACGGATCTGGTTTCCCATATATCGCTGTTGAGAGCGACGATATTTTCTACATGGAATGCTGGATTAGATCCTTTGACGGTTCTCAGCGCCATTACATGGGTTCTATTGATTTTAATGAATCGTTCGGTTCTTTAGGAGGAAATCCTGGTTCGTTCGGCTATTGGGTAATGTCTAATAGCACAACCACCACTTCATGGATCAAAGTTTCTGGTTATATTACTGGATTTGGTGCTGCTACAGGTCAATTTAGAACTGGCACAAAATATTGGACTCCGCAAGCTCTTTTCAATTACACACAAGTAAGTGGAACAAGAGCATGTTTAATTTCTGGCTGGAAGGTTATTAAAGTTTCTCAGCAAGGCAACAGAACAATTATCGGTAGAACAGGAACTATTGTTGACAACAGCACTTATGCGCTAGATGTATATCACCCAACAAATTATCGCCAACTAAGAGTTAGAGCTGACACTGCACCACTCATTAAATTTTATGGCGCTTATAATAGCGGAAATGGTGCAGAACTTTGGCAGAATTCAGGTGGAACATTTATCACCAACATTAATGGAAGTCAGTCTGCTATGGCTTCTTATCCAGGACCATATACTGAAATCTATGGGTCTGCTCGTTCACCTGTATTCTACGACTATGACGACACTAATGTTCGTTGGTCAGGAGGCACATTTGTTCTGAGAGGCAGCTCGCCAACAATATATTTCCGTGATACAGACCACAACAGTGCTATGTTGCATACAAATAGCAATCTGTTCTATATTCTTCGTGGCGCAAATGATTCTGAATCTTGGGCAACTACAGGAAATGGCAATTGGCCAGCCTATTGGGATTTGACCAATAATGACATGTATGCTGGTCGTGATATCTACGGATACACATTCTATGCTCGTGCCGCAACAGGATTTTACATAGATCCTGATTCAACTAGCAACATGCGCTCATTGGTAGTTGGTGGGCAAGATAACGGAACGGCAATATTCTATCGCTCAAGCAATCCATACTCTATCGGCAGCACTGATGCTGTTGTTATGGTTTCTGACCGCAGTAACTCCGACTGGGGCGTTTATATTGATAAATCTGGATTTGATTATGGTATTCGCGTTGATGTTACTGGTGGAGCAAGTTATGGATACGCTCTTTACAATGGAAGTTCATGGCGCTATAGAGTGCATGGTGGCGGTGAAATTTATGGTACAATTTTCTACGATATTGATAGCACAGGGTATTATGTAAATCCACCTGAAAGCACACAATTACATCGCGTCTATGCTGATAACTGGTTTAGAGCACAAGGAAGTGTTGGTGTTTATTGGGAATCATACGATACAAGAATTTATAGTCAAAACTCAACATATATCTACACTCGTTCTGATAATGGTTGGATTTATCAAAATAGAAGTGCATCAAACCAAGGATATGTTTACTTTGATGGTAATGGCTTCGGTCTATTACATAGTGGTGGCTCATGGGCTGTTAATATTAATCCAAGCGATCAAAGACTTGTCACTATCGGTGGCGCTGGACCAGCTTGGAATGCCTTTAACACCTCTACTGGTGTTCGCCTCATGTTCGGTGGCGGAAACACTGACGCGCAAAACAATTATTACATCGGAACAAATATAGAAAATTATGCTGGTAGTGGCGCCTATAACAAACTAGACCTTCGCTGGCACACTGGCATTCGTATGGGTGCTCAGCCAAGTTATGGCGGCATTCGTTTCTATGATACTGAAGATCTTGGAACAGAAATATTCCACATCGGTAAATCTGGAGACTTCGTTCAGGCTGCATTTTCAGCTCGCGCACCAATATTCTATGACGTAGATACATCATATTATTTCAATGGCGATAATGCAGGTCTTGATGCTGGTCGTATTCGTGGTGCCTGGACTCACGGTCCTAATGCTACTTGGGGAACCTATATTCGCTTCGGCGGCAACGGCGACGCAGGTGACTGGGCGCAGGTGATGACCACAAATGGTAATCTCCACCTCGATCCTCGTCGTGGCGGTTATCACACGTATTTGAACTGGTATGCTGGTAATATTGTTTATGTTGAAAATGAAATTCAAGCAACAATATTCAAAGATCGTAATGATCCAACATATTATGGCGACTTCAACAGTTTAACAAACTGGCAGGGTCTAACGACTCGCTCGAAGGCTCAGATTGGTTTAGCAGGTCAAGATAGATCTAGCGCACAGTATTACAGTCAACGTCCAAACATTACAACCGATCGTGATTACTGGACTGGATCTTTCGGTTGGGGCACTGTGAATATGAACACAGTTGCTGACTGGGGTTCAGGATTTATTGATTCTTGGAGTAACCCAGCCAACCAACCTTCAGGAACTTCGCACTGGGTAGGCGTTCAGTCATATCACTATACGAACGGTTCAGCTCGCTATGGTTGGCAGATGGTTGGTGGTCCAATTTCAGGATTGTGGTTCAGACAAACCTGGTCAACTTTTGGTGGTTGGCAAAAAATTATGATGTATGGACAGAACGAATATGCAAGTTCTGTATATGCAACAATTTATTATGACGCCAATGATCCAAATTATTATTGTGATCCTAATGGTACATCAAGACTTAACGTCATTCACACCAACGAATCATATACTGACGGTTGGCATCGTAACTACACTTCTGGTCGTGGATTGTATAGCAATTCAACTGGTATGCACTGGTATACAACTAATGGATATTGGAGATCTGCTGGTGGTGGGTATGGTTATGGTGGTATCCTCATGTACAACAACTACGAAAGCGATCTTCGTGGTTATTGTGGATACTATGATGGTTCTGGCTTCGGTATGCTTAACAGCTCTGGTAACTGGCAGATTCGTATTGAATACGGCAATGCCAACATGGAGTTGTATCGTGTAACATTCGGCAACGACTTCCGCGCATACATTTATTATGATCGCGACAACACTGGCTATTATTTTGGTAGCGGTCAAGGCGATACTCAATTCCGCGAATGTTATGCTAATAGTTGGTTCCGCCCACAAGGATGTACTGGATTATACTTCCAATCATATGGTCGCGGAATTTGGTCGCCAGAATGCGAAGGCAATCCTTATGGTCACATTGCTACTTATGCTGGCGGACGTAATGGTTGGTATGGTTATGGTGCAGGTTCAAGATGGACTTTGATGACAACAGTTGGAGACAACTTTGGTCTCCATGATAACTCGCGCGGAAACTGGTTGTGGTATTGGGATGGTTCTTATACACGTTGGAACTATGGTTATAATTATTTCTCTGGTGATGTGAGATCTTGGAGATTTTATGATCACGATACCAGCTATTATGGCGACTTTAATGACTGGTCGCGTATGTGGGGTATTGGAACATTCTATCTCAGAAACAACTATGATGTTTCTGTAGACCACCCATTCGGAGTTGCATTCTCAAACGATCAATCAACTGCTTATCGCTTCTATCGCGAAGGTGGTGGTTGGAGTTATCCATATCCTGACGTGAGAATTGCATTCCATACTGGTATTAAGATGGGTGCAAATGGACCAAGTTATGAAGGTCTAAGAATTTATTCTGACTATGATATGAGCAGCTTGCTCATCCAGTTAAATGGCTCGAGCAGTTATTCCTTCTGGTATACTTGGCAAAACTTAACTGGTTATCATGGTTTGTATTCCGGAATTAACAGCGCTCACTTCTATCCAAATAATGGATCTTACGGTTCATGGAGAATAGACGGATCTAGAAACGGTTGGCGCGGAATTGAGTTTGATGGTAACACAACATTGATGATGAACGACGACACCTACGGTTTCCATAGAAACGTTGGTGGTGGTTGGAGATTCTATGTTTCTGGTGGTACTCTATATTCTCCAGGAAACGTTGTCGCTTATTGGTCAGATCGTCGCCTCAAAGAAAATATCAAACCACTTGAGAAGGGTGAAGGACTTGATATTATTACTCGCCTTGTTCCAAGCCGATTTAATTGGAAAAAGGCAGCAGAGCAAGTAACAGGTGGATGTATCATTGGTGGTAAGGAAGAAGTTTCTATCATCGCTCAGGAAACTCAAGAGGTTCTTCCTGATGCAGTCGTGATAAATAAAACTGCCAATAAAGCCAAGATAGATGGCACTGAAGAACTTAAAGATTATTTGACAATTAATTATGACAAGATCACCCCATTCTTAATTCAAGCAATCAAAGATTTGAAAGATCAGATTGATGAATTGAAAGAGGAATTACAAAAGGAGAGAAATCGTAATGGCACTAATTAAATCATATACTTTGAAAAGTGGGTTAGAAGCTCCTAATGCGTACCACATTATTCATAAAATTGATACTTTTAAGCGAGCAGTAGACGATCAAGATCCTGCTGGCGCAAGACCAGAAAATGCTCCAGAATTCCTTTGGAAAGCAGGATATTATGGTAAAATTGCGGTATCAATTTACGCATCAAAAGCAGCAAGAGAAGCAGGTAAAACTCCTATCGCAGTTCTTGCGGCATACCCCACTGATGCTCCTGCGTTATTTCAAGGCGAGATAACGACGGAACCGCTGATGAATTTTGGGATTGATATGAGTTCAACCAAGAGTGTTGTTGAACAGGCATACGATCACTTAATGACGCTAACAGACTATTACGACGGCGCAGTTGCTGACTAAATATATAACAGAAACCCCAGAGGATTTTAGAAATGGCTCTTACATATACTTGGAAAATTACAGGATTGAAGAAGACGAACGTTCCTTCTGCCAATTTAACGGACGTTGTTGTTGGCACTCGCTGGGATGTTACTGGAACTGATGAAGATGGAAATAGCGGCACGTTTCATGGCGCTACACCATTTAAAGCATCTGAAGTTGATCCAGACAATTTTATTGACTGGAACAATCTAACTGAAGAAGTTGTTCTTGGTTGGATTAAAGGAATTGTTGTTGGTGGATATGCTTCTCATGTTCATGAAGTTATCATGAAGCAAATCAATGAGAAGAAGAATCCTGTTCTCGACGCAGACTACTTGCCATGGGATCCAACCACTCCAGTTTCTGCTAATGCTATGGCTATTGCTGCCGCAACAGGCGCTGCAGCTGCAGCAGCTGCTCCAGCTCAAGAAGTATCGCTCGAAGATCTTTGATAATTATTAACACTGAGGAAAATTGATATGGATAACAACCAAGTTGAAATGAAGATTAATCTTGAATTGAATCTAAACGACACGAATATCGTTATTAGTGCTCTTAGAGAACTACCACATAGAATTTCGGATGATGTTCTTCGTAAAGTCGTGATGCAGGCTCAGTCTCAAACTCAGCAGCAGCAACAACAGCCTGACGGTTTCCAATCGCCACCGCCAGCTTTTTACAGCAAGCAATAATAAATACCTCTGAGCGTTCTGTTCAGAGGTGTTCATGGCTACGACATACACTTGGGGTATTCATCGGTTAGATTTTAAAACCGAGGAAAACTCACTTTCAAAGGTCATCAAAACAGTAACATGGAGATACACTGCGAATAACGGTGTAAACGAAGCCACACATTACGGTTTCGTTCCAGTATCTGCCCCTGATTCTGACAACTTTACTCAATTTGAGAGTCTCACAGAAGAACAAGTAAAATCCTGGATTGACAATCAACTAAATCACTGGGCAATTAAAAAAGGATTAGACGAAGAACTAAATCGGATCGCTAACGCGCCAGACGCCAGAACATTTGAGATGCCATGGAATAGCAACTGATGGCAACTCCGACAGGTCAAATTGCTCTTTCTGACTGTAATGTTGAGATTATGCAAAGAGGAGCTGGCACATATTGCCCAATAACTGATCCCAGCGATCGCTTAGGCTATGGTGGCCAAAGAGACATGGCTCAGCTTCGAAAAGCATGGGGCGTCACTGTAAGCGATCGAACATACACCAGTAAATTCGGCACTCAGTACGGATATTCTTATAACGTTTTTGGTGCGCTAAACGATTATACCATCTCAGGTGGTGTTTATTGTAACGGTATATTTTCTGAATTGTTTGTATTCGGTTCAGCGCAAACTCAAATCACCAATGCGCTAGGTGCATTTAATCCAGTCGGTGGTTGGCAAGGATTTGATGTTGAAAGAATGGCATATGGTAATGTAAATGCTGGCATAACAAATCGCCAAAACTATTACTTCACTTGGAACTACATCGGCACTGCTTTGAATGGTGCTGGTGAAGATGCTGCTGGAATTAAATTCTATGCCTGACGATAAAGAAATTCTTACATGGGAAAATCAAGACGAAAGCGTAATTCCTGAACACATTAAAGAATACGTGTTACGCGAAAATACTGAACCTGAAACGGAAGCTGAAGAATTATAATGGCATTTGAAAGTAACATCGCTCCCACAATAATCGGATTATACGATCAAGAATTACTCGTATCTTATTTTCCACCAAATAATCTTGGTTTATATATCAAAAGAACTGAGTTAGAAAATGCTCACCACACATTAAATGCATTAAACAATCACCCTACGCTATCAAACGTTGTAAATTGCTTTAACGGTCATGTGTTTTTAAATGGCAATGTTCGAGTTGAGTGGGAATGGGAATCAAATCAAATCAGTGAATCTGACATTGATGCTTATCTAAACCAGATTGCGCCAAACTTTAGCAATTATACCTTTACGAAAAATATAACAGAAAACAAACTTTATGCTGACATTAGCACGAACTGGGTTTCTGAAAGTTGGATTAATAATCATTTAAATTGGCAAATTGCAGCACCAAAGGCAAAGTTAATCTTAAACTCTGAAGATGCGGCAATGTTATGTGTTACTCGTCTAAATGGTACATATTCTAATTATACATTTAATAATAGAACCATAGAGCCAAATGAAACAATCACGATAACGCGACCAGATTGCGAAAAGTGTTTTCTAATTTTTTCTAAATCGCTATATTCAAACGATAAAGAATTAAAACCGTTAAAGATGTATAAACAAGTTAATTCGTCTTTACAAGTTACTAATCAAAACGATTCTCGCGTGAAAATCTTTAGGTACATCAAATGAAATGGCTTCTTCGTTTTTTAGAAAAGATTGGTCGTAAAAAGGTATTAGTAGACTTTTATGGCAATGAAATAGGGCATCGATATTACTTGTTTTATTATGAAAAAGATGAGGCTGAAAAGGTTGGATTAGGAAGGTTTCCAAATATATGGATTCACTATTTCCCATCTAAAGAAAATCCAGATGGTGGTTACGAACATACTCACCCTTGGACCAATATCACTGTCATATTAAAGGGTGGCTATACAGAAACCTATAATGGGATTGATTATGTTCGTAAGGCTGGAGATATTATCATACGATCTCCAGAAGATGTGCATAGATTAAAAGAATGTATTCCAGGCAGTTGGTCTATTTTCTGTCACGGATTCAGACAAAAACCTTGGAACGTCAAACTTCAAAAATGCGAAGATTTATGTGAACGCTGCTCGCCATATAAACGCTGTATGGCTGACGGAGTTCAGGTTGAATACTCAGAATTTTTCAGTCAATTTAATGAAGACGGAAAGGAAAATTCTTGGAAAGCATTAAGATGGTTTAACGGCTCAGAAAAGTTTGATCAATTTTTAAACAGAAGAAGAAAGGCTCTTCAAAAACTCAACATTGAGGCGCCAACAGACTTTTCTGAAATTAAGAAAAACCAGCAACAAAACACCAAATTATACGATAAAATTTTGAGTAATAAATAAAGAATGTGCTGTTGTCCACGAGAAGTACAAGATTACTGGGTTGCTGTTAAAAAACTTAACAACAATCAACCTCTCACAGATAGAGAAATAAAGATTTTATCTAAGAACAACTACCCACTCACTCAACGGCAGAGGAGTACGCCGCTTTCATAAGTTTAAGTAAAATCATTAAACTGATTCTTTGCCTGATTGGTGGTTTGCCGCTTCTACAGGTGCTTGCGATCACATTCACAGGAGCACCTATTCCGTTTGCTAAAATTGGTGGATTTCCTCCAAAACAATTACAGGATTTAATTAAAAAAATAAAAGAAGCCATTCAAGATGGTAAAGATGCGCTTAACGCTTTAAAGGCTGAATTTGAGAACAAAGTTCGCGAAGTCATTGATAAAGTTGAAACGAAACTAGATGATATTTCTAAAGACGGATTCGCCAAATTACAAGAAGCTCTACCTGGATTGTTTGGTAAAGATGGTGACATTGCGGTCGCCAGACAAAAACTTTTAGATAGAATCGGTACAGTTGAAGCCTACGCAGCAAATACGCAGATACTTGGTCAAAGCATCCGTCAATGGGCAGACATTGGAAATAACTCTTTATACGATGCAGTTCAAGGATATAAAGGGCATACCAATGAAATTTCTGGTGTTTTACTTGAAGATAAGATCATTACATTAGAAAGAATTCCAGGATACCAGTCAATTGGAATCGGCGATGCGACGCTCGGATCTAATGTTGTGTTACCTAATTTATTCCATACCGTTTACCCAACGTGCAATGTCGGTGACACGTTAAGGCTTGCTAACACCGATTATATCGTTTCTGGTAAACTTTATGACAGCGCTGGTGGTAATGTTAGAATTAATGCTAACTCAGTCATTGTTTACACTACAAATTTAAGTACCTTTAATCTAGCAAATATTGCTATGGCTACTGGCTCAGATTTAAAAATGTCTGAGAACATGTACGTTACAATTAATAGCGAAGTTAGAAAAATTAATACTATTAATGCGCTCGGCGATTACATGACGGTGTATCGTCCATTTAGAAACGGTAATTCTAATGTTGTATTGAATAAAGAAAATAGAATTTTAATTAATACTGTTGCTATTGAGAGCGGAACTGATGTTACAATTAAACTTCAAAATTATCAACACGCAAACAGTTTATGCTTGGATGATACCATAACAAGTGTGGGCGCATTGTTCTTAAATTATCTCGCAGCTGGAGATAAAATTTTCTATGATAACAAAGAGTATTATGTTATCAGTCTTACAAACGAAAAGATTATAGTTGATGAACCTCTTCGTTTATTGGAAAATCAAGTAATTAGTAAGATTGTCGACGAAAAACCTGTTGCTAGAATCTCAGATTCGAATGGTCCTGAGGATATTTTAGACACATTTGACACTGTTGATATCTTTACCAGTTCTTTTGGTCCAGGATTTATTGATGGACTGACAACTCGCTATATGAAGGCTGATGGTACTTATGCTACCATAGAGGCTTATAAACCTATTCACGTCGCTAAATCTATTAGTCCAGCAGAAAGAGAAAGAATTAACGCAGTAACTCGCGTTGTTCAGGATTTACTCGACCAGCTGCAAGATGACGTCATTAAAGAGTTGACAGATAATGAAATTTTAGATCTCTTAAACGAGAAAATTTTAGAGATAGAATCTTTGCGCGATAATTTAATTGATATTGTTCGCGAAGATTTGGCGGCAATTAATGCCATCAAGGGACTTATTAATGGTCTATTAAGACTATTCAAAGCCAGCTGTTCTAAGAAAAAGAAGAGCGATGACCCAGCCACTTCTGATGAAAGTTCAGATGAATACTTACAGTTGGTTTTGAGTCCTAACCCATTACGTCAAGGATGTTCTGCAACTGAGAGCGATTTGATCGATATTTTAGACGCAGCGGATGAGGAATACAGAAACGTCAATATCCCAACTCCAAATGTTGCTGGTCCAGCGCTGGCTAATACCAATCCAGCCGTATTTGTAGATCCAGACGACGCAGCATTTATACCTGAGAGGGAACAGGATGCAGGTGGATTGGCAGATATCGAAATTGACGGCGATCCAGAGCAGATTCAGCCACCAAGAACGAAAGATCCTTGCGAAGAACCTTGCTAAATATACAAGAATAATACAGAGAAACCTAAATGGGATTAGAAGTTCGCACATATAAAGACCTGGATCTGAATTTTAGAGCCCATCCAGTCACTAAAGATGTGGTAAAGCGCACAGGCGACGCAGCAATTACAACTGCACTTCGTAATTTAATACTAACAAACCGTTATGAAAAGCCATTTCAGCCTCTTTTCGGCTCGAGAGTTCGTGGGCTTTTATTTGAAAACGTGTCATTTATCGTCGCGAATCTTCTACAAACTGAGATTGAGGAAACCATTAAGACATTTGAACCTCGCGTCACCTTGGACGCTGTAAGAGTCCAGGCAGACAATGAGGGGAATGGTTACTCCGTCGCAATAAGGTTTTATATTAACAATGTTGAGAGCCCACAAATAATTAATCTATTCTTAGAGAAGATTCAATAATGGCAAATGTAGACCAAAAACTAAAGATTTCTGAACTTGATTTTACACAAATCAAGAATAATTTAAAGAACTTCCTCAGAGATCAATCAGAGTTTAGCGACTTCGACTTTGAAGCCTCAGGTATGAGTGTTCTGTTGGACATTCTAGCCTATAATACACACTATATGGCTTTCTACAATAATATGGTCGCTAACGAAATGTTTTTGGACACAGCCATTTTGAGAGACTCAGTTGTGTCACACGCTAAAATGTTGGGATATACACCAATATCAGCCAAAGCAGCAAGAGCAACAGTAGACCTACAATTGAACCGTGCTGATGGCGACACAAGAACCTATGTGACTCTTCCTAAATTTACAAGATTCCAGTCTGGACCTATTGACTCAGTTTCATATGGATTTGTAAACACAAATGGTGCGGTTGGTGAATATGATCCAACTTGCGGACGTTTTTGTTTTCATGACCTATATCTTTATCAAGGTCAGCCACTGTCATATACCTTCACATTAGACGTTTCTACAAATCCTGGACAAAAATTTGAACTACCAGATATTGGAGTTGATACTAGCACATTAGATGTCATTGTTCAGGAATCATCAACCAGTTTAAAGAGCGAACGTTATACACTCGCAACAGATTCAACTGCTGTAACATCAACGTCAAAAGTTTATTATCTTGACGAATCGCAAAACGGAAAATACTCTATCTATTTTGGTGACGACGTTATAGGTAAAAAACTTGTAAATGGTAATATCGTTATCGTTACATATTTGAAAACAGACGGTCCTGTTGCTAATAAAGCAAACTCATTCTCATTAATCGATAGCGTTGATGGAATTTCAGATCACATTATCTATCCTATCTCAGCAGCTGCTGGTGGATCGGGTCAAGAAACTATTGATGCGATTCGTTTTATTGCTCCAAAAGCATATCTTTCTAATGGACGCGGAGTCACGAAAGATGACTTAATTGCCATCATAAACACTCGTTACCCATACTTTTCTGCTATTAATGTTTGGGGTGGTGAAGAAAATGATCCACCTATCTACGGTAAAGTGTTCATAGCTGCTAAACCAACAGAGGGTTATGTTGTAACCGAATCTGAGAAGAGTAGAGTTATTAATGACGTTATCAAACCAGTGTCTGTTGTTACAGTAACTCCTGAGTTTGTTGATGTTGATTATAACTTTATTAACATTTTTGCTGATGTGTTTTATGATCCAACCAAAACGACTCGATCAGCTGACACTATTAAAACACTAACTAGAAATGCAATTTTAAATTATAGAAACTCCAACTTAAATAATTTTAACAGCAAGTTTAAGTTGTCTAAGATGCTTCGTGCAATTGACGACTCAGAAATTTCAATTAGTTACAGTGATGCTACATGCACTATTCAAAAGAGAATATTACCTACGCTAAACACTGGTAAAAATTATACCATTGAATATGGTACTTCTCTCGCGCGCGAAGATACAAAATATAAGATTTTCTCTTCACCAGGATATACTCAACTTGACGATAATGGTGTTATAAGAACTTGCTTCTTAGAAGAAACGCCAGGATCTTCTTCTGGTATTGAAGGAATTTCAGTTGCTGCTGCGCCTAATGTTTATGAAAGAACACCATCTATTGAAATTGTTGGTGATGGAGTTGGCGCTACAGCAAGACCTATCATTGTAAATGGTAAGATTACATCTGTTCTAGTAGAAAATCCTGGTGTAAATTACTCAGCCGCTACAGCATATTTGTACTATGATGGCGAGTTAGATACAACTGCAATCTTTAATGTCGCAGTTCAAAGCAGGTATGGCGCTCTAAGAAGTTATTTCTTTGACAATAATAACATTAAACGAACACTCGACACAAATGCTGGTTCTATAGATTATCAGTTAGGTAAAATTGTTCTAAATAATTTTAGTCCTATTGATGTTCAAGATGACAGTAAGGTTTTAAAAATTACGGCTAAACCATTTTCAAACAACTTTGAATCTGCTCGTCAACGTATTATAACTATTGACGACGAAGATACAGCATCTATCAATATAACAATTAATTCAGTTGAATAATGTTTGCAAATAATTACATTTCAGCTATAGTCGACGCACAGTTACCTGATTTCGTCAGAGCAGATCATCCTAATTTTGTATTACTTCTCAAAAAGTATTACGAATATATGGAACAGAGTGAAAAAACTCTGTACGAAAATAAAAGACTATACGATTATTTTGATGTAGATAAAACCAGATCAGATTTGGTTACATATTTTAAAAGCAAAATTATTCCTAATTTTCCAGAAGAATCTGAACTTTCTACTGAAAAATTAATTAAATCTGCTAGAGACTTTTATACTAAAAAGGGTACACCAGATTCCTTTAAATTTCTTTTCCGTGTTCTATATGGTCAAGAAATTGATGTGTATTTTCCAAAAGAAGATATTCTTAGAGCCTCAGATGGTAAATGGAAACTGCCTCAAGCACTACGTTTAGCAATATCAGATACACTTTCTCTAATTCCTGGTGGATCAGTTAATGTGTTTGTTTCTACAGCAAACACTGTTAACGCAAACGGAATTAACCTAGCATCAACAACACTTGCTGCTAATTCTATGATTAGAGTTGGTAGCGAAAAAAGAAAAGTTGTTTCGATTAATTCTGCTGGGGATTTTTTAACTGTAAATATACCGTTCGCCAACACTTCAAATAACGCAAATACAACGCAAATTTATGATACTCAAAATTTGTTTAGAGTAGTTCCTAACGAATATGAGAATTTTGACTTCAATTTAATTGAAAGAAGACAGGGAGTTGGCTCTCTATCAAGAGCAACATGCATCATTGAAAGCGCAGTTAAATCCGTTGACAAAGAAACAGGTCGTGAAATCGTAGAAGTTTATATTTCAAATCTAAGAAAACCTCTTATCGTTGGAGAAAGTTTAGAAGTTGAGTATGAAGAAAATGAAATTACATATTTGTTCTCTTCTAAGATTATTTCATTGATTTCAAACGTAAATCTTGCTAGAAACAGAGCTGGCGTGTTACAATCAGGCAAACGTTATTCTATCGGAGATCCTGTAGTGTTCTTCGGTGGGCTAAATGATGAATCACCTGACGCTGTGAAGGCTGTTGCTACAGTAGCAAATGTAACAATTGGTTCTCTAAATTTTGTTAGAATAACATCAAACACTGGCTACTATTTTAGAGATCATCCTAATTCAGTTATACAAATACAGTCAACCTCTGGGTCTGGCGCGAACGCAATTATTACTGCTATCTGGAGAGACGGCGAAAATCTAGTTGCAAACGCAATTTCAAACACTGTAACTTTCTATGAAGTAACCAACAGCGGAACTTCAGATTATGTCATCAACGGAAATAATGATCCAACATTGTATTTCTATCGCGGATTAACATACACATTAAATGTAAATGCCAGCGGACATCCATTTTGGATTCAAACAGTTCCTGGGGCATACGACGCAAGTAATGTGTATACAGAAGGCGTTATTAATGGTGGAGCAGCAGTTGGAGAAATAACATTTAATGTTCCTATGAATGCTCCTGATACATTATACTATGTGTGTCAAAATCACGCAGTAATGGGTGGCGAAATTACGATGTTGACGTTGCCTTCTTCTGGAACGTCAAACACGGACACATTTAAGTTTAATACTGATGCTATCAGATATAAGAAAGATATTCTGTTCAACGATGAAGATGGTTATGACTTTGATAACGTAAGTAATAGAATCAATCTTACTATTGGTGCTGGTAACACCACAACAACAGTAAATTTGAACACGGCATCTTATGTCGCGTCAACTGTTGATAATTATTACAAGTCTTTTGTGTTAAAAATTGTTGAGGGAACTGGCGCTGGTGCAACACCAAACTCCGCAGTAATTTCTCAATACTATGGAGCAAATCAAATCGCTGTTTTAGATAGTGCTTTAGGTATTGCTCCAGATGGTACGAGCAAACTTAGAATTTATGCCAACGCTCAGACAGAAATTGGGCGCGCAATGACGTTTGATTCGTTTATTATGGGCAAAATCAGAGACATCGATTTGATCAGATCTGGTGGTGGTTTTTCTGAAGAGCCAACATTTGAAGTTGAGTCTTTATTTGAAACAGATTATTCTGAGATCTCAGGGTTTTTGCGAGTCCCAGCTGGTCAATTCGCATTCTATAATCCAGCAAATTTATCAATACAGCTAAATCAATCAAACACTTCTTATAGCACTGCTAATGGCTTCTACACTGGGGCTAGATTGTTCTTAGATACTGGCATAAATCAACATTATGCTGTAGTAACTGATTATATTGTAAACAATGTCAGTTTACCAAATATGACAAAAATATTATATGTTGATAGAGCGTTTGAACCTAATATTACAACAAATAATATTTTAAATTATAGATTATTTTTAGATTTCCGTGGTAATGTAAAAGACTCTGGTAGAATCGGAGTTATTGAAATATTAAATGGCGGTTCTGGATATCACGCAACTGATACGCTCGATATCGTTGGCACAGGATATGGCGCTAAAGCAGCAATCACTGTACTGGGTGGTAAAATTGTAGATTTAGCATTGATTGATAGAGGCGAAGGATATTATGGTAATCCTACCATCGTTGTTAAAAATACCAGTGGTGGTTTATCAAATGGCACAGGTGCAACATTCCGAGTCACAGGATTAAGTGATGGCGAAACTCTTGCTACTGAAGTAACTGCTCTTGGAGCAATTCAATCATTTAATATTATCAATCGTGGATATGATTACGTCGCTACACCTGAAGTTTCAATTAAAGTCGCAGACATTTATTCAGATAATATCTACTCCGACCCAGGAATTGTGGCGACAATTAGTTCTGGCACTTCCTTATGGCAAGGCGCAAATAATAACGCAGAAGCAACATTTACCGCTACAATTGATGAAATCTACAAACTAACTGGTAGCAATAGTGCTATTATCAGAGTGTTTAACTACAGCGGAACAATGAACGTTGGTCAACCAGTATACATTAATACTTCCTCACAAAATGTTACTGTTAATATTGTGTCACAAAACGCAACAATTTCCTTTAAGGGTATTAACCCTGCAGTAGAACGCCCATATCCATATTTCTATGGCGATGGATTGGCTAAAGCAAATGCTGAGTTCTTAAATGGTCTCATTAAATATAATGGGTTCTATTTGAACACGGATGGACATTTAAGTTCTGACAAACGAATTCAAGACGGCGAGTACTATCATAATTTCTCATATGAAATCCAGTCTGAAAAATCATTAAACGATTATAAAGAAACTATTGATCGAGTCGCGCACCCAGCAGGTATGCAACTTTGGTCAAAATACCTATTAAGGAATGAAATCGATGAATCTGTTACAACGTCTTCTAACGTACATTACTCAAACACCGCTCAGCACACAACCTGTAACGCAGCATTCAACTCCACTATTGTATATGGCAATAACTCCGACTTCGCAAACACAGCTAATGTGGGCGATCTTATCGTAATAAATAGCGGTAACTCTGCTGTATTTTATGAGTTTACAAAAATTATTACTGACGTTAATGCAGTAAACGATACACTGATAATCGAAAGTCCAATCGAAAGACTCGGCGACGGTTTTATTCGTTTACAAGCAAATAATAAAAACGCAGTTGTTTTTGGTAACGTATTCCCAGTTCACTACAGCATTAGAAATGGAGCAACGCTGTATATGCCTGGAATAGCAACAGTAAAAACATTAGATCCTTCCACTGGCGTAAGCAATACAAGTAACGTTATTGTGTTTAATAACTCTAATAATTTGATAAATGCCAACGTTCAGTACAGAGTCAACCACAATTTTATATCTGTTCCATACAAAATTATCAAGGCTAATACGCCTAATGGTTAAAAGATGAAGAAGATAATCACTAAAAGTTTTAATGCATTAAATTCTGACAGTTTTAAGAACTCAATCGCAAGCGCATATGCTAATGTGTACATCATGCTAGCACGCTCAGTCGGTTGGGCTAACACTTCAAATTCTGAGAGTTTAGATGATTCATTTGTCGCCGAACCATATGACACCATTGCATATAAAAATGATATACGAAAGAAAGGCATTATCTTAAAGAAAATCTCGAGTTCAGATATTCAACCAGTAGTACCTAGAACAGATTGGGTATCTGGTGAAGTTTATTTTGCTTATGATCAAACTGCTAATTTATACATCAAACAAGCCGATACGGCAATTACATCAGGTAATGTGAACGTATCAAATATTCTAGCAAACACTATCACAACAACAAATGTAGTGTTACTAAACCTAGCATTCACTACTCCATCAATTGGGCTTAATGATCTAATTAAGATTGGAGAAGAGATCAAAGAAGTAGTCGCCATCAACGCAGCTGGTGATTTTATTCAAGTAAATTCGGCATTTACATCTGCATATACAGCAAATACACTTTATTTGGTTAACACTTCTCAATATGAATTTTATAACAAATTCTATGTTCGTAACAATTTAGACCAAGTCTTTAAGTGTTTAGCCAACGGAAATACAGCTGGAACAATTTCAACATCAAAACCAGAAATTACTATCGGTGGACAGTTACCTGAAAACCCATACATTGAAACCGCAGATGGATATAAGTGGAAATATTTGTACACTATCTCCAGCGGACTAAAGTCTAAATTCTTCACTGATCGTTATATGCCTGTAACTACCGATCCGACGGTGGTTAACAGCGCTGAAGGCGGTAGAATTGATATAGTCCAAATCGTGAACGGTGGTAACGGATACTTTAATGGCGACACGACCAATAATTATCCTATTGTAGCAGTTTCTGGTGATGGTTCTGGCGCCCAGTTTACTTTGGACATTTTAAATGGTGTAATTACTGAAGTTAACATTGTTGATGGCGGCGCTAATTACACCAACATGACGTTAGAAATTGAGGATCCATTGAAACTTCCAGGAACATCAAATGGTAGTTTGAGAGCTGTTATCAGCCCATCAACTGGTCACGGATTTAATCCTGTTGAAGAACTCGGTTCCTCAGAGCAGATGATTAGCGTGGACTTCCAATCGGACGTAAGCGAACAATATCCAACCTATTCTGATGGAACGACTGATTATCGCCAAATTGCTCTAGTTAGAAATCCTAAACTTTCAAATGGAACGTTTGGATTTACCACAACTTATCCAATGTATACTAAAATCACTGTAGCCACTCCATCAATCGCCCCATTTGCGCCTGATTCTATTGTTTATGCTGGCAATTCATTCTCAAATGCGGTATTTTCTGCTACAGTGGTTCACTTTAATTCTATTGAAAATACATTGTATGTGAACGATTTACAGGGTGATATAACATCTATCGATGGCGAAAACTTGTACGAAAAAGATAATACAGGAAATTACAGCCAAGTCTTTACTTATATTTCGCCTGATATAAATATTTTGTCAGGGGATATTCTCTATATAGAAAATAGAGATAAAATTACTCGTAATCCAAACCAAACTGAAACCGTAAAAATAGTAGTTGAGTTCTAAGGGTATCTTAAATGTCACAAAATTTTAACATCGAGCCATATTGGGACGACTTCGAAGCAGCGAACGGAGCTCTAGAAAACAACTATATGAGAATTCTTTTCCGTCCTGGTTACGCAGTCCAGGCGAGAGAATTGACTCAAATTCAGTCTATTCTTCAAAACCAATTAAAGCAGTTTGGAAATCATATGTTTCAGGATGGCTCACCAGTTTCGGGTGGACATCTAACAATCGATACCTCAGTTACCTACCTCAAATTAGACAAACAATTTGGTGGTAATGACATCGATGTTGAAGAGTTTTTAAATCTAACAGTATATAACAACCAAGTTCCAAAAACTAGAGCACGTGTAACTCAAACCTATACAAGCTCTACTGATCGCACTCTTATGATCAAATATCTAAAGGGCAGCGAGTTTGCAGCCAGTGAGACCATCACTACAGGCTCAAGTTCAGCAAATACTGTAGCCACAAACCACACTGGTCTTGGTTCAACATGTACCATTAACGATGGCGTGTTTTACGTTGAAGGCTACTTTGTTAAAGTGGCTCAGCAAACTATTGTTCTAGATCCATACGGAACTGAGCCAACATATAGAATCGGATTGGAAATTGATGAAAGAATTATAACTGAAAACCAGGATACAGCTCTACTAGATCCTGCTCAAAATTCTTTCAACTATCAGGCTCCAGGCGCTCACAGATACAAGTTTAACCTTGTTCTAGCAAAAAGATCAATTGATTCTACAGACGATGAACGTTTCTTTGAACTTCTTCGCGTTGAAAATGGTGTAGTTACAAAACAAGTAACATATCCAATTTACTCTGAACTAGAAAAAACATTAGCACGCAGAACATACGACGAATCAGGCGATTATGTTGTTAAGCCATTCCGCGTTCACCTTTCTTCTAACACCTCTCAGTTATCTGGTAATGCTGACTCGTTTATCATTAATGTTGAGCCAGGCAAAGCCTATGTAAAAGGGTTTGAGTTTGAAACAGTTGGAACTCAAAGAATTACAGGTGATAGAGCCAGAACTTATAAAGACAGTTTAAACTATGACTTGTCTGTTTATTATGGAAATAGAATTCAATTAACAAATTATGCTGGTAGCGGAGACGGCATTGGTTTCTCAGCAGACATGGAAGAACTTGATGTTCACTGTGTTTCTGCTAATGCCGTAATACTAAATGGCAACACTCATAATTACTTTTCTACTAAAATTGGTACTGCTAAACTAAGAAACATTGATAGAGCAGGAGTAGCAAATAATTATTATGTTTATCTAACTGATATTGAATTTAATTCTATCCTCGGTGCAGCAAGACAAGATTCTCTCTATCTAAACGAAATATATTTGCCACCGCATTTCTCAACAGTTGCTGGTGCATATAATGATTCTATTGTAACAATTTTAAGTGGACCATCCGCTGGAGAATCTGCTATCGTAACAGGTTACAATGGAACAAGTAAACTCGCATTGCTGAATAGAGACTTCTCTTCAGCGATTGAACAGGGCGACGAGTTTTCTATCGCCATTCCGCTAACCTCAGCAGAATCTTTCATCAAACCTAGCACGACATTTACGTCACCTAGAATTTCAGCTAATGTTGCTAGAGCAAGTAAAGATGCTGTAGACAGCGCAATTATTGAAGATAGCAACTTTAATAAAAATCTCTTCTTGTTACCGAACTATTATGTTCGTTATGGAAGCGACGAGAACGTAAGTTTATATCGCAGACTAATTCGTCGCGCGCAATTTACTGCTAATGGCTCATACAGCTTCGGTCTTTCTTCACCAGAAGAAGGATCTTTTGATTTCGGTACTAATGCTGCCGTTGTATCTAACGCAGATGTTAACGAAAACATTATTGTGATGCCAGTTGAAGGTGCGTTCGCAAATACTATTCTAGACATGACTGCTAACGGCAGAAGCGTATATCGATCAACTGAATATCAGATTACAATTAACACTAACAGCGCCAATACTACATTCTACGCTGATGTTATTGTAACCACAAAACTAACTGATATTGAAAATACGAAGCGTGTTAAAACATTACGTTCTGCGAATGCTGAAATTACACAATACGATGTCCCAGCAACAGCAACTGCAGTTGTTGGAGTAGATGACGTAAGCATCAATTTATCAAATGGTGTAGTTTGGTTTGCTTCTTCAAATGTGATTAATAAAATTCCTGGTGAGCCACAATCGCTACATGTTTCTGATGTAGTAAAAATTGAAAAGATTTATGATTCAGGTTCTCTATCGCACGCACCTAACACTACAAATGCTATCGATGTTACTGATAGATACACTTGGGACAGCGGTCAAACAGATAACTATTATGACCATGCGTCAATCACATTGAAACCAGGTGCTCTACCACCAGCAGGACAAACAGCTGTGTTCTTCAATCACTACGAACATAGTGGTTATGGATATCTATCAGCTGCCTCGTATGCTCAAACAACATACGAAGCTGAGCAAATTCCAATCTATAAGAGCGCAACTGGTGAAATTTATAACTTGCGCGATTGTATTGATCTTCGCCCAATCCGTAACCCAGGAACAACGACAAATCCATTCAAGACGGTTACACTATCACCAACAGTAAATATTGCTGCTGGTAAAATATTAGTAACTGCTAATGTTAACAGATTGTATGCCAACGTTCTTTCGCCTCCATTGCTATCTGGTTCAAAAATTAGAGTCAACAATGAAGAAAGAACAATTGCTAACGTATACTTTGAGCAAACAAAGGGAACTAGCACAAGCAACAATAATATCGCAGTTGGAACCAAGATCTTCACTATTACAACAGGCGCAGATATTGAGGTTTCACAATTAGTTCGTGTTGCTAACTCTGCTTCTAACTATATTGAAGGCGATGTAGTTTCATATAACTCATCAACAGGTGAGTTGAACCTTAACGCTACAGTAGCAGTAGGAAGCGGCGTTTACACTCAATGGGATATTTCGAGCAGACCATGTGTTACTGTTGATGAACCATTTAATACAACGTCAACAAACACTAACATTTTCTTGGTTGCTCCTAATAAGAAGTTCGGCAACGTTGAAGTGTATCTCCAACGTCCTACGGATCCGCTAGAACTCGATTATTCATACTATCTACCAAGAACAGATTTGTTGGTGTTAACAAAGGACAAGGAATTTAAGGTTATTGAAGGCGTTCCTTCGTTATCTCCTATTGAGCCAACGCTCAATGAAGATGCAATGCCAATTTACCGTTTGAATATTCCTGCTTATACAGCATCTCTAAATTCTGTAAATCTAGAATATATCGATAATCGTCGTTATACGATGAAGGATATTTCTGCTATCGATCAACGCCTAAAAGTAGTCGAAGAGTTTATTAAGTTGAAGGATGCTGAAGCAGAAATTATCAATAATCCACCTAAATCTCCAACTTCACCAACCATTAATAAGCCAATTTATGGCACATTGGTTGATGACTTCAATGATTTAACGATTGCTGATACTAATAAAGATTTTGCTGCATCAATTCAAGATGGAAAACTTACTTGCTATAAGAACGTCACGAATCTAAGATTAAAGCAAGCTCCTGCAGGTGAATTTACAGTTCTACCATATGATAAGTTTTTATCAATTGGATATACTGAGGTTCCAGCAGTTCAACAAAGATTTGCAACGGCTAATGCAAGCCAGCAAGTTCAAACTGGTATTATTGGTAAGTTTGAAGGATTCGTAACTCTAACACCAGAGAGCGATTACTTCTACTCAACAGTGTTTAAGCCAGTAATTACTGACGTCAACGGTCGCGATAGAGAAATTAATCAGCCAGAACCAACATCAGGTATTGGAGCTGGTATTATCGGAAACATTGGCGGCGGCGGTTACATTGATGACATTTACAGAAATCCACCAATATTAGGTGGAGGAAGAAGAATTGTAGATGACAGCGATTTATGGATTCCAGCGTTTAACAATGAACCTGGACAATATGAACCAGTAAATCTAATTCGCAAGTCACTAACATTTGAAGGTACTGCTTTGGGTGATTATCTCGGCTCAGAATGGACTGGAGTGGTTGTTCCAACAACTCCACCAACTGATACGTTGCCTAATATCTTCACAAGCGGATGGCTAGATAATAGTAGCATTTCAAGTGCTGGCTCTTTAGGTATCGAAAAGCGAAGCAGCACTAACATTAACAGAGGATCTCCGTGATGGGATTAGCAGCGTCAATATTTTTAATGAGACAAAGAAGAAATAGAATTGCTCAAGAAACTTATGAGCCAAACAGAGCGCTCAGAGATCAAGGTGCAGGAACCTCTAGTTCTATTGGCGTAACACCATTTGTACGCGAAAATGATATCAATTTTGCTGCAAAAGGATTGAGACCTGATAATGAGGCTAACATTTTCTTTGATGAAATTTCTGTAAATAACTTCGCTCAACGAGCCTCAGTTATTAATGTCGCTTCTAATTTAGCATTAAGTAATGTTAAAATTAATGAAGGTTTGTTTAATACATCGTCGAATGCGTACGCAGAAGTCCTAGGCACTTCATACACGCATTCTAGCAATTTAATTTACGTTAATGATAATTTTATCACTGTAAATATCACAAATCAAAGTGGATTTATTAACTCTGGCGACTTCAAGAAAGACGATCTAATTTATCAAACAGCTGGAAATAATCCATTCGACTTTGTCCAATATACAGGACAAGCAGCCCCAACATTTACATTCTTGGGTAAAGTTAAAAAGTGGAGATATGTAAATAATTCCACTGGCTATCTTGTTATCGAACCTATTCTTGGTAGTTTAAACGTTTCTAGCGTTGTGCCAGGTTCTGCTAGAATTTGGAATCTAACAGTTCCATATCTAACAAATAAATTAGCCGTTTCAACTTTTGCTAATACTCGATTTAGAAATGGCGACACTATTACATACTCAGATAATAATGCAGTCTTAACAACTGTTGCTGGCGTAAATCCTTACACCGCATTATCTTCTTCTGTAACATCAGCCAATACAAATAATCTAAGATCAATTGTAATTTCTACCAATGACGTTGCAAGAGATGGATTATCTACAATGGTTGGTAACACGATCAGCATCGTGTCTGGAACAGGCATGGGATTCCAAGCAAACGTTGTGAGTGTAGCATCAAACTTAACATACGGTTGGACTGAAGCGATTGTAGACGCTGATCTACCATCTGTTCTAACATCTAATAGCGTATATTCTATCGGTAAGCATAAGGTCAACGAAGTTGGTTCTATGTTTGGAATATTCCATATTCCATCAGAATCAAATCTACGTTGGTTAACTGGCGAGCGCGTGTTCACTATCACTGACACCGCAACTTATGATAACAACACCTATAAGATGAGAGCAATTGCTAAGTATGCTGCTCTAGGTAAATTAAGCACTGCTGAGAACGCAAGAAACATGGTTCTCCGCGAACAAACACCTAGCACGCATCAAGCTGCGCCAAAAGTTCTACAAGAAACTCAAAAGATTAATGATCGTAAATTTATGGCGCAAACATTCTTTACGCCTAAATCAAATCAAATTGTTAACAACGAAGTTAAGCAATCTTATGGAATCTTAGTAACTTCTGTTGACTTGTATTTTAAATCTAAGCCAACTAACGCAGAAGAACTGCTACCATTCACTTTGGCTATTTCTAAGGTAGAAAATGGATTGCCTTCAAATGATATTATTGCTGAAGTAACATATGATGCTATGAATATTAAGGTTTCTCCTAATATTCCTAACTTCGCAAACACTGACGCTAGAACGAGATTTTTATTCGGCGATCCAGTTCCACTTCTACCATCAACAGAATATGCAATTAAGTTGATCACAGAATCGCCTGACTATGAGGTTTGGACTTCAACACTAGGCGATACTTACACTGACGAAAACGGTAACGAGCGCAAAGTTTCAGATCAACCTAACGTTGGAAATCTATTTAAATCTCAAAATGCTTCAAACTGGAATCCTATTTTAAATCAGGATTTGATGTTTAGCGTTAATAGAGCATCATTTAATCCAACACAAACATACTACTTTAACATTGTACCAACCGAAGAAACTTCTACAAATATTTTGATGGACGAAGTGCAAATCTTCTCTGAAGAATTACAATATCCTCCAACAAGTATTACATATGAAATCAAAGCACCAATCACTGATGGTACAGATCCTATTGGATATGTGAAGTTGAACAACAAGGAAATATACAAGTACGGAAAAGATACTGATATTTCAAGTTCAGCTTCTAAGAGAAGAAGATTAATTCCAAAGGGAAATACCACTGCAGTAAACGTTCGCGTCACTATGGCAACAACAGATAATACTGTTGCGCCAATTCTAAACACAGAACGTATGAGTTTGTTCTCAATTCAAAATATTATTAACAATGCAGGTATTGCTAATAACCTAATTACAGTGACGAATGGCGGTGCGCATCTTAATGCCTCAAATATTGTTGTGACATTTAGTGCTCCTGACGTAGGATCGTCAACTGCAACTGGTAACGTTTTACCATCAATGCTCGTTAACGGTCAAGTGAAGGGAATCAATATTATTAATCCAGGTTCTGGATACTTCGCGACGCCAAGACTAACAATTTCAGAAGATGGCGCCTCTTCAAATGCTAGAGCAGTCATTAATGGTGAAACTGATGCTTCAGGCGGCAATATCCTATCCAAGTATCAAACGAAAGTTGTCACGCTTGAAGATGGATTTGACTCTGGCGATCTAATCGTTAAGATGGATGCAATAAAACCAGCTGGTACAGAAATTGGAGTTTACTTTAAGGTTCTTTCTGCTCTAGATTCGGATCCATTTGATGCTAAGAAGTGGAAGAGAATGACTGTTGTTGCAGATAATGTTTCTAAGGATCAATTTACATTGGTTCCTCTAGAATTTAGATTCAACATCAGCAAGGGTCAAATTGAATACTTCGAAGGAAACAAAGCATATCCTCTCGGCGGTTCATTTAAGTATTTCGCAATCAAACTTCGTATGACTGCTCAAGATCCGACAGTTGTTCCTATGATTGAAAATCTAAAAGTTATTGCTGTTCCTGGTGAAACGCCAATCGTAACAGACGTTGACGGTGGATTCTATTCATGAGGTTAAAAATCGATGGAACAAAATACAGCCGTGATTTAGATAACATGGCTGTACTTTGTAGCGATCACGGTGTAAAACGCGAGTATGAAATTGAGTTGGCAAAATATCACGAAAATATCCGCCGAGACAAACAAATAAATAACTTGAAAAAAGAAATTTCTGACATTAAGTCTATGATACAGACTTTAATTGATAGAGGATCAAATGGCTAACGCAAACATTGCACTTATTACTATTACAAATACGTTTGACGAATGGCGCATAGCCACCAATGCTGTTGCAAACGATCGCAATCAACTTCGAAATTCTTATTATGTGAAGGATGAAGGCGATCTTCGAGTTGCTAATGGCGTATTATATCTTGGTCCGATCGATGGCGGCACAGCCATGGTTGTTGAAGGAAATTCCAATATCTCAATTGGAAATATGACAACCACATCAAATCTAACTGTTTTGGCTAATGCTTCTGTTGGAAATTTGGTAATCAACGGCAATCAAACTATTGTTGGCGACACATTACTAGACACCAATTTACTACTTCTCCGTGCTAATGCTTCTGCTGATGGTAATGCTACAATCCGTTCTCGTAGAACAGGTACAGGCAATGCTGAGTTGTTTTTCAATAACACCTCTCAAGTTTGGCAAGCATCAGCAAACGCAGCAGTTGGCAGATCAACTATTATTACAATGGCTAATGTTGAAAACTCAACATTCTCTACTAGCCTATCAAACGTCGCAACTGCCGCAGCAGTCGGTACTGCATATTCACTAGCACTATCTGGATTCGTTGAAAGTCAGGCTTCAGCAAATACTGTTCGCGTTTCTCAAAATGGCGGATCAACTATTTCTAAGGCTGGATTAAATTTCGTTAACACAACTAATGTTATTATCGCAGTTACTTCTGGTATCGCTGGTAACGCTAATATTGCATTTGACGTTGTTGGTGGCGCAGGAACTCAAGGTCCGCAAGGCGCCAGTGGATTATCAGTTCAAGGCGCTCAGGGTACTGCTGGTACAACGCAGGGTGCTCAAGGTGTTCAAGGATCGCAAGGCACATCAGTCCAAGGCGCTCAGGGAACTAGTGTACAGGGAGCGCAAGGTATCCAAGGTATATCTGTTCAAGGTGCTCAAGGGACCAGCGGCACTGCTGGATCAATTACAGACGACACGTCTTCAAGTTCAACGCACTACCCACTACTTACAACCTCAACCAGTGGTACATTGTCTGGTGTAACAGTCAGCTCGACAAAACTCAGTTTTGTTCCTAACTCTGGCATTGTAACTGCTACAGACTTCTCTGCAACTTCTGACGAAAGATTGAAGGATGTTGTACAAGAAGTTGAAAATGCTGTTAAACTTGTAGAGTCACTTCGCGGTGTTGAGTATAAGTGGAATGACACGGCTAAAAACATTGGCGTAAGTGACGACGAACGAGTTCAAGTCGGTCTTATTGCTCAAGACGCCGAAAAACTATATGAAAGTTTGGTTGTTAAGGGTGAAGACGGATATCTTCGTTTGAGTTATGACCGCCTAGTTCCTATTCTTGTAGAAGCAATTAAGGAACTCAGCGAGCGTGTTAAGCGTCTAGAAGGTTAAGACCTAAATATTTAAAATAGCAAGGGTACACACGAATGTCTGATGATAGAGTCTTATTAAAACGATCTGGGGTAACAGGCGAAGTTCCTCTAGCCGCCCAGCTAGAATTCGGTGAACTTGCGATTAACTATGCCGATGGCGCTATCTTCACCAAAATGTCCGATGGTGTTGTGCGTAATATCTCAGGCGCTGTTGCATCAAATACTACAATTTATGTTCGTATTAACGGCGACGATAATAACGCTGGTACTGATGAAGCCCAGGCAAAACGTACAGTTAAAGCTGCATTGAATGCTGCTTCACCAAATACTACTATCGACATTGGTCCTGGTATGTTTTTGGAAGACAATCCAATGCCACTTCCACAAAGAACTACTATTCACGGCATTGACCAGCGTATCACTTCTATTATTCCTAAAAATACTACTAAAGACGTTTTTTGGGTTTCGACAGGTTGCTATATTACTGGATTAGCATTTCGCGGACACTTTAAACCATCATTTTGCGTAGCATTTCCTGGTAATTTAGAAATTGGAACGGCTACAAGTTCTGGAACATCAAATGATACTATCGTTTTAGATTCAGCTAATTGCATACAGGGTCCAGGTCTAGAAGATTATTATCGTGAAATGAGAATCACTATTACTGGTGGTACTGCGAATGGCGATGTAAGAACGATTTTAACATATAACACTGAATCAAAAATGGCGACTGTTAATTCTGCGTGGTCAACACCACCAGATAATACATCAACATATTTGATTGACATTCCTATTCCATCATTTCCATCGCCAGGAACAAGATATAGCGCGCACATTACTGCATCTCCATATCTTTACAACTTGGCTTCTGTTGTATCTGATGCGCTTATTGCTGCCAGCGGATCTTCATTATCTATTTCTAATGGAACTAAAACACTAACAATTGATACAGGTCTAACTATCGCAACAGGTAGATGGGTTCGTATTATTCACGATCCATTTAACTTCATGGTCGGTACTGTTACTTCATACAATCCATCTACTGGTCAACTTGTTGTGCAAGTAGAAAAGAATCAGCGCATAGATATTCAGCCTCGTGTATCTTGGTCTGTATACTATGTTTGCGGATCTGGTATGGAAATGGACGGCTATAAAGCCGCAGGTCTTCGTTCAATGGTGTCTGCGCAGTTTACGCAGTTTAATCAGGGTGGTGATGCTGTTGTTATTAAGAACATGGGCTATGCCCAGCTCGTTTCTATTTACGCGATTAACTGCGATGACGGATTTATTGCTGAATCTGGCGGTACTGCCTCGATGGGTAACTGTAACGTCAACTTCGGCAACCGTGGTCTCGTAGCAAACGGCGTTGGTCCTCTATTGATGACAGCATCCGCTGGATTTATCTA